TACCGCCTCCTTGGGGAAGGGGAACTGCGATGGACCGCCGCGAGGTACCAAAGGGGCGCTCACAGGCGGGAGTTCCTGCCGGACCTGGCGGCCGGCCAGGAACGGGTTCAGGTGGAGTGACGATTGCGGCCCGCTCCGCCCCACCCCCATCTGAAGGGGTGGGGCGAGGCGGGAGTCTGGGCCCCGCCCGGCCGCCTCTGGCTTGCGCTACCCACGGCGGGGCGGGGGGTTGCCTGCCTCTCTGCCGACAGCCCGGGGGCCGTCACGGAGGTAGCAGAGGACAGGAATCAGGGGGAGGGTTGCCGGAACCGGGCAGGGAGGTCGACGGATCTCGCCGGGACGTGGTCGGGGTTCGGCGGTTTGATGAAGAGCGACACGCCGTGCCGGTCGCAACGGAAGAAATTGGGGTCCGCCGGGTGGCTCTCGATGTCCTCACCGCCGCCAGGGCACATGCGGCGGCGCGGCTCGCGCACGTTCGTGACGCACGGCGCCGCCGGTTCGAGCACGGGGGCGTAGTAGGCGCGCGTTGCGGCAGGCATGTCGGGGGTCGGCATGGCCGGCGGACCGCTGGAGAGCGGGACGGACACAACGGCCGTACTGACGAGCGGCCGTTGGGGAACTTCGCCAGTCACGTCTTCGCTTCCTCGTCCGCGCGTACCACGAAGGCGAACCCTTCGCTTAAAGGCCGGAAGGATCTGTGACCGGATCGCCCGGAGTGAGCCAAGCATGCGTCCAGCGCCTGTGTCTGTTCGTCGTGCCCCCGGGTCTTCCAATCGCAGCCGCAGCAGTTCGCGCCGTAGATGATGAGATCCGGGTGGACGGTGATCGTGTGGGATACGTACTTCATAGTGGTGCGGGTGGCCTTGTACCCCGGCGGAAGCTCCACGAGTTCGAGGGTGCGGCCGGTCATCGTGTGCCCCTTCCTTCTGCGGTCGGGCTGGGCTGATGAGCCCTGGCGGGTGCCGGGGTGTGCACGACCGTTCCGGATTGATTGGCCACGAACCGACGCCGCGTGGGCGGTTCGCTGTCGGCCGGGTGGTCCTCGTGCTCCTGCACGGTCTCACCGCCCTTCCTGGTGAGGACGATTCAGTTCAGTCATGGAGTTAACTAGCCGTCCTGTAGCTGTATTTGGACTTACGCCAGCCCCGGGCATCGCCGCTCACGCGGGCGTCTCTTCCTGGTGGCGCTCAAGGTCGCCAATGGCCGCCGGCCACTCGAACCCGCCGCCGACAGGCAGGAGCCAGACGTAATCGGGGGGCGGGTCGTCAGACATTCGGATGGGGTCGCCGATGCCGCGGATGATGCCGACCCGGTCCGTGGATGTGTCGCGGACGCGCACCTGAAGCGCAACCCAGTCGGGCGCCACAGGTGCGGTGCACCGGGGCGTCGCGCCGGAGCCGATCTCTGCTCCCCCGCCGTCGCGGCCTTCCTTGGAAGCACGTCTGCGGTGCGTCATCTGGACCATCCCATCTCATGATCCAACTACCGTGGCCTGGCGACCCCGAGAGTCGTTGTCAGGTGTCGGCCCAGGACGGACGCGCAGCATCCTGTTTCTGACGGCACGATGCATCCTCGGCGCCCTGCTGGCCCCTGGGCCGACGCAACGACCATCCATCCAGAGGTGCAGTGACCGGAAGGTTTCACATGGGTTTCAACCCTCTACGCGCCCTCTGGGACAGCAGTGTTGATCACGCTAACTTGTCACATCATCAGCAGAGGAGCGTTGCTGTGATCGACGTTAGGCCAGCCGTTCTACGTCATCCCCTCACTTACGTACGCGCCCAACTCGGCATGGGAAAAACCCAGTTCGCTACAACAATCCGCCGCCACGGGGAGACCCTCGGGTACCACCTGGGCACAACCCGCTCAACCATCTTCAAGTGGGAGAGGGAAGACCACGACCCCGAAATGCCCGCGCAACTGGTGATCGCCGACTACCTCCGCGTTCCACCGGCCATGGTCGGCAGGGCGCCGTGGCCCCGGTGGCTACCCGCTTGGGACGATCAACTCATTGCGGGGCCATGGGATCAGAGGTCTACGCTGGAGGTTCTGACGGCACTTTCTGGGAGTGAACCAGTGGACCGAAGGGGCTTTATCGGGATCAGTGGCGCTGCACTAGTCGGCATTGGTACACAGTGGGCAAATGCCGACCCAGTGCTTGCAGCAGCCACAAAGGGTGACACAATCACCGATCGCACGGTTGACCGCATGGCCCAGCGAATCGAATCCATTCGCGGCATGGAACAGGACACCGGCGGGGTGGACTTCATCGACGCGGCGCGCGGAGATCTGCGTCTGATCACAGGCATGATCACCAACAGTCGCTATACAGAGGAGATCGGGCAAAGGCTCTTCACCCTTGCAGCCGAAGTTGGTTGCCTCCTCGGCTGGATGAGCTACGACGCCGGGCTCGAAGCAGCCGCACAGAAGAACTATGCCGGCGCCCTGCGGGCAGCGAAGACGGCGGACGACGACATGCTCGGCGCCCATACGTTGTGCTTCATGGCAACGCAAGCCACGAACCACAAGGAGCAGCGCGCCGCCGTCGGGCTCATGGAGTCTGCGGCGAGCGTCAGCAACCGAGTGCCGGCGTTCATGAAATCCTCTCTGGCCGCCCACGAGACAACCGTCTATTGCAAGGCAGGGGACCATAAGAGGGCAGCTCATTCACTGAACCGCGCCTTTGCGGCGTTGGAGCGCAGCGGCAGCGACCGACCCGCCTACCTGCGTTGGTACGGTGAATCGCAGCTCCGCTCTACCGAGGGCCGCTTTCTGCTGGCAAGTGGACAAGCCTCGCGGGCAACTGACTCATTGGAGAAGTCGGTTACCCATGCCGCGCCCCGTGACCAGGCCGTCCGTTGCGGCACTCTGGCTCTTGCCTACCACCAGGCTGGTGACCTGGACGGCGCGCTTGACGCGACCGATCGCGCCCTCCGATTCATCGGTACGGGCATCCACACCCAACGAGGTGTCGAGCGGCTGCAAGAGGTCCGGAACGCACTCGCATCGCACCAATCGGAGCCCAAGGTCAAGGAAGCTCGCGCACGTATCGTGGCCCTGTCGGCGGCCTGACAGCCACTGGCCAATGGGTCGTTGATATGACGAACCGCCCCCGCTGTCGGCATGAAGCCGACAGCGGGGGCGTGTGCGTCAATGGGCGGTGGTTGCCTGCCAGAGGGTGATGGCGAGGCCGAGCACGGCGACGAGGGCGGCGATGCTCGGCAGGGGCCATCGTGAGCGTTCGAGGTTGCTGAGGCGGGTTTCGTGGTCGGCTAGCTGTCGTTCGCTCTGGTCGGAGCGCTGGACGAGGAGTGCTAGCGCTCCGTCGACCCGTGCGAATCCGGCCTCCATGGTGCCGCGGAGGCGTTCGAGTTCGAGGGCGACGGCGGCTGTGTCGTTCGGGGAGGGGTCGGTCACGCGCTGTCCTCGCGGGTGGGGCCGTGGACCTCGTCGGGGTGGGCGGTGCGGAGCCAGACGGGCAGGAGGGCCTGGACGCCCGGGATGGCCATGGTCCGGGTCAGGCCGGCGGCGAGGGCGAGGGCGCCGACGGCCCACGGGAGGGTCTCGGGGATACCAGCGGCGGAGACGATGGCGGGCAGGAGCGCGGCGAGGGTGACGGCGGTCTGGACGGTGGTGCGGATGGTGCGGCGGGTCGCGTCGGTCACGGTGATCTTTCGTTCAGCAGGTGGTGGTGGGGACGTTCAGGGCGCCCCATGTGGTCGGGTCGGGCCAGCCGTCGGCGGCGGGCCCGGTGAGGCCCTGGCGTTGCTGCCAGCGGGCGTATGCGTGGCGGTCGGCGGGCGCCCATTGCGGGCCGGGCGGGTAGTCGGCCACCCCTTCCTCGGCCAGCCGTTGGCCCATGGCCGCGACGACCGGTGAGTACGGGTAGGCGCGGAACCAGTCCGGCCCGGGGTACGGCTCCCGTTCTGGCGGGGGTTCGGGGTGTCCGGGCGGGACGGTGAGCAGCCGTTCGACCCGTGCGCGTAGGCCGTGCAGGGGCAGGCCGAGCCGTTCCACGGCCGGACCGATGATCTTGTCCGGGCCCCATCTGTGCGTGCGGCACAGGGCTGCTGTGGCGCGGGTGAGCGCGTCGAGCTGGGCTGGGGGCCACTGCGTGGTGCGGAGGCCGGGGTGGACGGCGGTGATCCGGTAGGCGTCCTGCCCGTCCGCTGCCGCGCGGGGCCGTCCGGGGGTGGTCAGGATGACGGTGCCGGACCGGCTGACCACGGCGTTCCACGAGGGCCCGGTGCAGCACCGGCCGGCCGGGTCGGAGGCGTCGTTCGCCGTCGGTTCGAGGACGATTCCGGATGGTGTCCACGTGGGGGTGGGCGTGTGCCAGGTGGCGAACAGTGCAAGGTCGAGGCGGGCCCCGCGCAGGGCGTTGACGATCTCCTCGGGGGACGGTGCGGTCATGGGCAGGTGCACTCTGGGGCGGGCAGGTCGGCACCGCGGGCGGTGGCGCGGTCGCGCAGGTGCTCCAGCGCCGTAACCGCCTGGAGGGGCACGACGCCGTTGCCGAGGGCTTTGAGCTGGGCGGAGCGGGACAGTCCGGGTACGGCGGTGACGTGTCCCGGGGGCAGGCCCATCATCCACTCGACCAGGCGGGGGTTCAGCCGTCCCATAGGGTCGGTTGCCCGGGGTGCGGGGCGTCCGACGACGGGAGCCCACCGGGCGACGGCGTCGGCGTAAGGGCCCCACTGCTGACCCGGTGCGCCGCCGAGGGCAGCGTCAGGTCCCCCTTGCTCCCCTTCTGGTTCGGACTGCCCTTGGTCCCGTCCGTCGCCCTCGGAGTAGGCAGCAGGGAGCACACTTCCGCAGCGAGCGATTTGCCGTGCGTCCCTGCCTCTTGCGACGGGGTGCGGCGGGTTTGCCGGTCCTCGTTCGGCGAGGCCCTCGGGGTGGGCAGCAGATCCCCGAGCACGGAGACGGCCGAGCGGAGATTCATCCCGCCCTGTCGGCCGATGTGTCCCGCACCGGCTGCCTCGGACGCGGACGGCGTCGGCAGGAGCGCTTGGGCAGTCGGGCACCGGGGCTGGCGCCCGCCCGGCCGGATCGGTACAGCCGGAACGGGCAGTGCGCCGACGGCTGTGGGGAGCTGTCCCTTCTGGCCCCCGCCCCGCCAGTCCCGGGCGGCCGGTGTCGGCAGGCCAGGTGACGAGGAAAAGCCTGTTCCGTTGGTGGGGGGCGCCCACGTCGGACGCTCGTAGACAGACCCATTCCGCATCGAACCCGATGGCGGCAAGGTCGGCGAGGACGTCGCCGAAGCCCAAACCAACGTGAGCTGCGACGTTTTCAAAGATCCCGACTCGGGGTCGTAGTACGCCAAGGGCGCGTGCAATGTGGGGCCAGATGTGCCGTGGATCGGCTACTCCTTGTCGATGGCCGGCGGTGCTGAACGGCTGGCACGGGTAGCCGCCGCACAGGACGTCCACGGGTTCGACGGCCGCCCAGTCAACAGCGGTGAGGTCACCGATGTTGGGCACGCCGGGGTGGTGGTGGTCGAGGATGCGGGCGGCGCCGTGGTCGATGTCGGAGACCCATGCGAGGGTGCCGCCGAACGCGTGCTGTACGGCCATGTCCAGGCCGCCGTAGCCGGAACACAGAGAGCCGATGCGCGTGGTGACTGCGATCGGGTGGGGAATGCTCAAATCTCCAGGTGGTTCAGAGGTGGAGTCACTGGTGGGCGGGGCGGGGGTTCAGCTGCGGGGGACCTTGAGCGCGGCCCACTGGCGGGGGCCGGGCCAGCCGTCGCGGTACTCCGGCGCATCGCCCAGCTTTTTCTGCCAGAGGGCGAAAGAGGCGCGGTCGGCGCCGGTCCACTGGGGGCCGGGGCCTTCTCGGTAGACCGAGCACCCTTCGGCCACGAGCCGTCGGCCCATAGCCGTGATGACCGGGGAGTCCGGGGCGCTGCGGAAGAACGCTTCGCCGGGGAACGGCTCGTAACCGCCGGCGGTCCCATGGCCGGGGTCGGGGGTGTGGTCACCGTTGGGGATGTCGTCTGCGGATGCTTCGTGGCCGAAGTAGGTGATGCCGCGCTGTCCGCGCCAGGAGGGATCGGCGACGACCACCCCTTCGGGGTAGTCGGGGATTCCGTAGCCGTGGATGTAAGGGCTGTGGCGGGGGCGGGACTTGAGGTAGACGCCATCACCCTCGGCGCTGCCGCCGTCGTTGGTGTTGCCCTCCACGGTGGTGATCTCGTCATCGGTGTACGCGATGACGATGCCGGTGTGGGAGCCGCCGCCGGGGCCGTAGTAGACGACGCCGCCGACCACCGGGTAGTCGGTGTAGCGGCCCTGGTCCTGGAACCACTCGACGCCCTCCGCGCAAGAGGCGGTCACAGGTGCGAGGTCGGCGGCGCCGGCTTCCTGGAAGCACCAGCTCACGAAAGAATGGCACCACGCTTCGCCCTGGGCCCATTCCAGACCGGGGACGGCGGGCGCGTACTTCTGGATGTTGTTCCAGTGGCCACCCGAGCGGCCTTCCTGGTACCCGACTTCATCGCGGGCCACATTGATCACATCGTGCGCAACAGACATACAGATAGCTCCTGTTGGGGCATAAAAAGACCCCGCGCCAAGGACAGCGCGAGGTGGGGAGAGGCGGCGGGAGATCAGGCGTCGAGGGCGAACCGGATGGCGTCCAAGTAGATCCACTTGACCGGCGACTGAATGTCGGCCTGGATTTCGCCTCCGGCCGTTTGGTCGCTCCGGGAGATCACATCCACCCGCGCGGACGACCCCTTTTCGAAGTTGAGCGAGGTCGCGCAGACGAAACTGCGGAGGTAGCGGGGCCGGGCCTCGGGCGGGAGAACGGCCAGCCGCCAGGACGGCGCCACGTTGAAGTCTTTGCCGTCCTTCCGCTCCACGCTGCCGCTGAGTTCGATGGTGCCGTTGACCAGGCGCCAACGCGGATTGCCGCCGTGCGCGACGACGTCGGAGGGAAGAGGGAGCGGTTGCCACGGGCCGGGCGAAAGGGGCGTCCAGACTCCCGCGCCGTAGATCTCCATCCGTCCCTCGCCCTGGAGGTAGGCGAGCGCGCCGGGCACCGGCCGCTCCACCGACGAAGTCCGGGCCACGGTGTTGGCGTACACCCGCGGGGTCAGGGCGTACACCCGTTCATCGGTGATGTCCCGGGGCGCGACCGCGCCGGCCTGCGGAGCCACGGCGACTCGGCAGAGCGGCACGTCGAAGAGGCCGTCTTGTCCTTGTGAGAGGGCGGGGGGCTGGGGCTGGGCGGCCGGGGTGCCCTGAAGGTAGGCGATGCTGATGCGCTGCCCTGTGCGGGTGAGGCGGACGGTGATCCGGTCCACGCGCGGCTGAGTACCCACGTTCGCAGCGACAACGACGTTGCGGTCCGCGTCCGAGAAGTAGTGGAATCCCTGGACGGTGGCATGGCCGGGGCTGATGGTGACGGTCATGTCCTGGCCCGATGAGGCGGCGGCGAGGGGGTCGGCCGGGTCGCTGGTCCGCGGGGCCCGGATTCCGTCGGTCTGCCACATCGAGGCCATCTGGGACCACTGCTCACTCGTGACGGTGGTACCGGCGCCGCTGTCGAAGGGGAAGAAGTATTCGGCCAACTGGGTCTCATTCGTGGTTAGTAGCGGGTGTTGAGCTGATGAACGGCCTGCCACAGGCGCCGTACCTGGGCGTACAAGGCGGGTGTCTGGGTGGCGGCCTCGGTGCCGACGGTGGCCTGTACGGCGCTGGCGTCCGCGGTGTCGGACAGGTGGATCTCCCGCACGGGATAGGTGAGGTCCGTGCCGGCGGTGGTGGTGACGGTGACGATGTCGCCCACGTGGTAGTCGCGGCCGTACTGGCACTGTTCGGTGTCGACCGGCGCCAGGGACAGTTCGGCCTGCGCCCCGCCCTGCTGGAGCGCGTTGGCGGCCGCCGTGCGGAGCGCTTTGAACTGCGGGTCGGACTCGTCCAGGCGCTCAGGGATGGCAGTGTCGCGCTGGTCCACGAACGTCTCCGAGGCCCGGGACCATTCGGTCTCGGCGTCGGGGGTGGTCCACTGCCAGAAGAACCGGGCGGCGCCTTGGCCTTGGGCGGCGACGATGGCGCGCGTCGTGCGCGGTGCGGTGAGCTGGTAGGCGTAGGAGTTCAGGTTGCCGAGCTCGGCGGAGAAGCGGACGGCTCCGCCCAGGTCGCGGGTGGTGGTGATCTGGAGGGCGAGGCGGGGTGTGGCGGGGTCGGGCTGGGTGATCCGGGCGGACAGGCCGGAGGTGGACGCGAGAGTCTGCACCGCGGACAGGAGGGTGTCGAAGCGGAGCGAGACCTTCGTTGCGGCGCCGAGGCCGGTCCGCGGGCCGGTGTCCAGGCCCGGGACACGGCGGTCGGGCAGCGCGTTCCCGCCGGCGTTGGCGGACACGAGGGCGGTGATGATGTCCCCTGCCGATCCGGTGGCCGTCCAGTAATCGGTTGCGTAGCGGCCGTTGCCGGAGTCGGGGGTGCGGGTGGGGTCGGGGAACGCGAGCCGGGCGCCCAGCACGGTGTTGTCGCAGACACCGGAATAGGTGACGGTGCCCGCCCCGGCCGACTGCGACCACTCGTGCCGGATGCCGGTCACGGGGCCGGTGAGAAGGGGTTCGGGGGCGTCGTCGGACCAGATCATCACCCCCGCCCCGCCGCTGGTGAACAGACGGACATGGGGATGGTCGGCGGGCAGGGCGAGCGTCCACGCGCCGATGTCGAGGTGGCGGACGATGACGTCCAGAGAGGTGTACGTATCGATCTGTCCTACGCGGCGCAAGGCGGCGTCGCGGACGTCGACGCGGTAGCGCCGCAATCAGGCTCCGAGGTGTCGTGGCTGGTAGGTGAGGGTGACCGTCGAGTCCTCGGAGGCCCCGGTGGCGGTGAGGGAGACCGAGTTCTCACCGGGGGCGAGCTGCCAGAGTGCGGCCGGGCCGGCCAGGCGGGGCCAGAGGTTCTCACCACGGGTGCCGTCGGTGTTCTCCAGGTAGACGGCCTTGATGCCGGGGCGGGTGTCGATCACGACCGTCCGGCCGGCGGGGACGCCGTAGGCGAGCGTGAGCGACTGGCCGGTGGTGCGGTTGGCCAGGCGGAGCGGGACAACGGGCTGGCCAGCGTCCTGCTGGCCGAGGGGGCCGGTGATCCTCCACACCGGCCACGCGTCCACATCAGAGGTGACCTGAACCGGTATGCCCTCGTCGCCGATCACGCTCGGGGCGATCCGCAGCGGGAAGAACGGGGAGGGGTGCGGCTCGGCGCCGGTTCCGGCGGGGTCGAGCCGGGACAGGGTCAGGTGGTCAACGTCCAGGGGGGTGCCGTCGGCCTGGATGACCGGCCGCACGGTCGCGGTTCCCGCGGGCATGGTCCCGGGGGCGGCCTCCCTCGGGTGATCGGTGCTGTCCGCCGGGGTGCCGCGGTCGTGGTCGCGGCCCTGGGCGTAGCCGGTGACTTCCACCCATCCCTCGGCGTCGGCGAACGGGCGCCGGGCCGCGGCGACGAACCGGACTCCTCCGGGGACCGGGGTGCCGTCGGCGGCCACACCCGAGAGGCCGACCGAGACGGATGTCTGCGCGTCGGCTGCTGCCTTGCTGCTGCGGCGCACCCAGGCGGTGAGCCGGTACAGGCTCGCGCCGTCGTAGGGGACCGCGGTCGTCGCCTCGGCGCGGATGTCCGCCGGGAGGCGGGTGTACTGGCCATCGGTAACCCGGGGGTCGTTGAGCACCACGCCGGGTGTGCCGGGGGATGTCCAGGCGGCGGGGTTGTTCATGGTGTCGGACAGCATGGGCGTCCAGGCCCCGGCGGGGTGGGACAGGAACGCCGGTGCCCCGTGGACGCGGAACGTCTCGGACCGTTCCGCCCCGTACCAGTACGGGTCGGGGGCGGTGAGCTGGAGTCCGTACCGGGTGAAGGCCAGGCCGGAGGCGTCGTTGCCCTCGTCTCCTTCCATGCCGCCGGTGTAGTGCACGCGGATGCTGCGGGCGGTGCCGTCGGCCTCTGCCACGCGGAGCACGCACGGCTCCCGCTCGGCGACGAGGGCGGCGACGAACGTGCGCTTGAGCGCCACCAGCTCGGGGCGGGTGGGTGCCCACAGCAGCAGCGGCAGCGTGATCCGGCGGGATGCGGCCCGCACCTTCACGAGCCGCCCGCCGTCCATCCCCGCGTACTCCGTGACCGTGGTCTGCACCGGCGGTGCGTCCAGGCCGGTGGGCCCGGGGAGGATCGCGATACACGCCCCCTGGTGGGACAGGTCCGCTGTCAGCAGGAACTCACGGCTGTCGGCGGTGAGGGTGACCCTCGGCGGGGTGTCGGCCTCCGCGTGCTCCGCTTCGGGCAGAATGCCGGTGGAGACGACGGCCGACGGCGAATTCAGCGCAGCCAGTAAGAGCACGCACCAACCCCCTTTCAATTCCAGGTGGTTGGTGTGTGCGCCGGATGGTCAGGCGTACAGGGCATCCGCGAAGCGGAGCGCGGATACGATCTGCTGCTCGGTGGGGACGCCGGGAACGGAGTGAAGGTGAATCACCGGCGCATTCCCCGGTGTGCCGCCGTTCACGGGGGCGGAGTTGATGCCCTTGGAGTCGGCGATCACGTCCCACTGAGCCGGGGTGAAAACGGGCTCAGGGCGACCCAGGCCGTTGTAGACGAGGGAGAGGCCCGGGGGCAGGTATCCGCCGGAGTCGTATCCGCCCGGCCGGTCCAGCGCGGACAGAGAACCGTACCTGTGGATTGCGTAGTTCAGGCCGGAATAGATGTTCGCCAGCGGGTTGACGGAAGTCCCGTACAGAAACGGACCGGTGTTGCGGAACGGACCGGCGTAGGCGTCAAACGTTGGCCCGATGACCTGCATCAGACCTACGCTCGGGGTGCCGTCCTGGGCGTTGATATCCCAGTCGTTGACGATGTTCGGATTGCCGCCGGATTCATCGTTCATGCGGCGGAGGACGGTGTCGAGCCATGACGCCGGCTGACCCAGCATTTGCAGGGCCTGGAGCACTTGCGGCGTCCAGCGGGTGACACCGCTTCCACCGGTATCACCGCCCATCTGGGGACTGCCCCCGGCGGAGAAGAACCCGGACACGAAATCAACGACCGTGTCCTTCAGCCCGGTTACGGGCGTCCGGAACACCTCGCCAATCATCTGCGACCACTTGGACGCGTCCAGGCCGTCCAGGTCACCGAAGACCGGTTTCAACAGCGCGTCCATGGCAGTGCCGGGGTGAGCCAGCATGTCCGCAGCGCCCTTCACGCCGCGCCATGCCTGGGTGGCCTTGTCGCTGGTCCAGTCCCACGCCTTGCCCGCGGCGTTCTTGCCCCAGTCGAGGGCGGAGCCGAGAACGCCGCCCTTGGCGAGCATCTGCGTGCGGGCGGCCCGGAGGAGTCCGAGCGACCGAGCCCGGTATTTCGGATCGGTCGGGATGACGTACTCGGGATAGCGGGGGTTGCCCTCGCCGACGATCGCCGTCGGCTTGTTGAATACCCCAGGGCGGACCGGGAGCGGACCGCCGGACTCAAGCAGCGGCAGCTTTTCCATCTTCAGCTTGTCGCCGATGCCAGGAATCCAGCCCGTCAAGGTGTTCCAGACGTCAAGGACGCCGTTGTTCCAGACGGTGCCTATCACGAAGTTGACCGGGTCGCGCGTGGCGTCCTCGATCTTTTTCCACGCAATCGCGATGGCGTCCTTGGCGTGTGCGAAAGCCCAGGAGATGTTGTCCAGACCGTCCTTCAGGGCGCCGAATGCGGGGCGCATCGCGTTTTCCCAGCCCCACGAAATGGCGTCGCCGATCGCGCGCCAGACCGGTTTGACGACGCTGTAGTACAGCCACGAGATTGCAGGGCCGAGAACGCTCTTCAGGAAGAGGGTGAACGCGTCGACGGCTGGTTTGATCACGTAGGCCCAGGCGACGGCGATGGCCGCGCCGATCAGCTCGAACGTGGGCCGTACCACGGCCTCGTAGAGCAGGACGATGACCGGCCACAGGACATTGCGGATGAACGACCAGAAGAGCTGGAGCGTCGGCCAGATCACGTCGAGCCAGACGGTTTTGATGACCTGGCCGATGAACTGGAACATCGGCCAGACGACACCCGTGGCGAAGTCCCGGACGACCGGGGCCAGGGTGTTCGCGATGACCGACCACAGGGCGAGAAGGACCGGCTGGAGAACTCCGGTCCAGACCGCCGAGACGACCAGGCCGATCATCTGGAACGCGGGGATAAACGCGTTCTGCCACAGCCACATGACGGCCGGGACAACCCGCAGCATGATGAAGTCGGCGAGCCAGGAGAACGCCGGTTTTACATACCCATCCCAAGTGGTTGAAACCTGAACAGATATCCAGGCAAAAAAAGGGGATAGCGTGTTGTTCCAGAGCCAGAGGAACGCCGGCGCCACCCGGCCCATGATGAGATCGGCGATCCAGCCGAATACCGGCTGGATGACGGTGAGCCACGCGGTAAGGCAGGCCGCTTTGATGGCGTCCCAGCACGCGGTTACGCCGTCGCGGAACCAGCCGAACCGCCGCCAGACATAGACAAGGGCGAGCCCCAGCGCGATCAGCGCGCCGACGACAAGGAGAATGACGTCCGCTGTCCAGCCGATGGGCGTCGCCTGGATCAGCAGCGCCATCGCGCTCGTCGCCGCGTTGACCAGCCACTCGGCGACCGCAACGGCCTTGAGGGCGAGGCTGATCGAGATCAGCGCGATGCCGATGGCCTCCAGGACGCCCGGCGGCACCAGGGCGATCAGGCGGGCGAGGTCACCGACGAAAAGGAGCGTGATCCCCGACATCGGCTGGAGCGCCGTCAGGAGATTGCCGGAAGCGGTCCCGAGACTGCGGAGAATACCCCCGACAACGGGTCCGTTCTCGCGGATGCGGGCGAGGAATGCCGCGAACCCCGGTGAATCCCGGAGGCGTTCACCCCATTCGGAGAACCGTTTCGCCTCGTTGACGAGACGCTCGGTGAATGCCTCGGTGTGAGGGAGGGCGGCGTCGAGCATGCCCGCGAAGCCCTTGAAGAAATAACCAACGGCCGTGCCGGTATTGCGGATTGCGGGGCCGATGGCCTGGGTCAGGTCGTCGCGGAAGCGGTCCCAGAAAGGGGTTTTGAAGTCGGCCGAGGTGGCGTCCATCAGGTCCCGGACACCGGATGCGGCGGAGTGGACCAGCGGCGTGAAACTCGGCAGGGAGGCCCGAGCGCCGTCGAGGCCGCGTGTGAAAAGCGGCATCACCTCCGGCTGAAGCGAGGCGGACCAGTCCGTGAACGCGCCCTTCAGGGCAACGAACGCATCGAACGTGGCGCGGGCCGAGGGCGACAGGGCGTCGAGGGCCTGCCGGTATTTCCGTGCGGCGGTGTCGGCCGCCGACGTCGCGCCGGCCGACTGCATGTGCGCGGCGGCCACCTGCCGCTCGGCGTTGGCGACCGCATCGGCCGCGGCCCGCTGGGCCTTGGCGACGCCCCGGACGGCATCGCCGACGCGGGTCTGTGCGTCGGCGACGGCGCGGGCCTGGTCGGCGACACGCTCGTGCGCCTGGGCAACACCGTCCTGGGCGCGCCGTACCCCGTCCGCGCCGTCGACGCCAGCCGCGTTCGCCCGGCGAGCGTCGGCCTCCAAGCGGCGGTGCGCGAGGGACTGTTCTTTGAGGCCCTGGACGGCCTGGTCGTAGGTGAGCTGGGCTTGGTCCCGCTCCAACTGCGACGCGGCCGGGTCGGCGCGGACCTTGGCCAGGTCTTGCCGGGCCTGTGTCAGGCGCAGTGTCGCCGCCCGCTCGGACAGGGCGGAGTCGGTGAGCTGGTTGTTCAGGTCCTCCAGCTGCCGGACGGCGTCGGCGCGGGCCTGGGTCAGGGCCTGCTGTGCGCGGCGTTCGTCGTCCTGGGCGCGGGCAAGCTGGGTTTCGGCGCGGGTGACGCCGTCCTCGGCCTGGGCAACTTGCCGCTGTGCGGCGGCGATCTGGTCGGCCCCGTTGCGCTGGGCTGCGGCCAGCGCCCGCACCGCGCCTTCCTGCTGGGCGGCGCGCTGGGTGGCCTGGACGGCGGCGCGGGCCCCGTTGTCGGTCGCCGACGAAGCAGCGTCCTCCGCAGCCTTCTTGGCCTGGAAAGCCTGCGCGATCCCGATGATCGCGGGGACGGCGACGGCGCCCAGGACCGCGAACCCGGTGGCGGCGACGACGGTGGCGGCGGCGAGGCCGGCGACCTGTCCCGCCACGATCTCCGCACTCGGAATGGCGGCCAGACCCGCCAGGGCCAGCGTCAGCCCCAGGGTCCCCAGGAGTGCCGGGGAGAAATCGAAGTCGATGCGCTTGCCGTCGAGGGCGTCGGCCTGCGCGCGGACGGCGGCCAGGGCGGCGGATGCCTGCGCGGCATCCACCCGGACATCAATGTCCGCATCAGAGGCGGCCAGGACGGTAAGGCGGGCCTGTACGGCGTCGATCTGCGCGAGGGCCGCCCCGGCGTCGACATCGATGCCGACACGGGCCGTGGCAAGGGTGGTGAGCTGGGCCCGGAGGGAGGTGAGTTCGGCGCGGGCCGGGGTGGTGTCCGCGTCGATGTTGATCTCGGGCAGCGCGGCCTGCGCGGCCTGGACCTGCGCCCGCAGCCGGCCGCCGAACGACCCGTCGGTCTCCAGGCGGACGACGCCGGGGCGGGCAGTGATGCGGTCGATGTCCTCGCGGACCTGGGCGAGGTGCGCGCGGGCGGCGGCGGTGTCCGCCCGGACCGTGACGTCCGGGTGCGCGGCACCCAGCCGCGTCAGCTCGGCTTCGAGCGATTCGGCCTCGGCGCGGGCGGCCGCCGCGTCGATGTCGACCCCGATGGTCTTCCCGGCCAGGGCCTCCATGCGGACCCGGAGGGCCTGGAGGTCGGCGTCGGCCTCGTCGGTGTCCGCACCGACCTGGAGCTTCGGCAGCGTCCTGAACGCCGCCTCCAGCCGGGTCTTCAGCGACCGGGCGAACGCCCCGCCGCTCTGGTCGCCCTCGCGGGTGGCGGACTGGCGGGCGCGGGTGCCGCCCTGGCGGACGGCGTCGGGGATGGCGTTGCGGATGGCCGGGGCGAGGGCGGCGGCGATGTCCCGGCCGAGGGTGGTACCGATCTGCGCGCCGCCGCCGACACCGGCGGTCATGGCCTGCGTGAACGCACGCCCCGCGATCCGGCCGGCGTCCTGCCCGGCGGTTGTGGCGGGCTGGGCCAGCGCGGTCTTCAGTCGCTCGGTGATCCCCTGGACGTTGGGGATGACCTGGACTTCTACGGACCCCAGGACGATCGCCACGGCGGCCTCCTTACATACGGAGTGGCCGCCGCGGGCGACGGGGGTTACGGGGGCGGTGCGGGGGTGCCGTTAATGATCTTGAACAAGGTGTCCGCCGCCGCGGGGGTGATGCGCGGGCGGTCGGGCGTGCGGGGGACGCCGGGGCGCGGCACGGGCGCCGGAGGGGCGGGTTTCTTGCCGCCGCTGGTGTTCACCAGGGCGTAGTAGTGGGAGAGCCTGTTAACGGCGTCGATGGCCTGCGCCAGCAGGAGATCAGTCTGTGACCAGCGGCCCCGGGACGGGTCGGCGCCCTCGGCCTGGGCGTCCAGGTCCGCCGGTGGTGCCGCGTTGCGCAGCGCGGTCATGGTCGCCGACTCGGGCGGCAAATGCTCGATCAGCACGCGGACTTGTCGCCAGGTGAGACGGCCCCGGTACAGGTCGAGGAGATCCGTACCGGGGTAGTAGCGGCGAAGGTCGGCTTCTACCGCTTCCGCGTGATCTTCGAGGACCCGTTGCGTCCACTGGACTTTCCCAGCGCCTCCCCGCCGGCCTCGGCGACCTGCGCGACCCACGCGCCGATCTCGTCCTGCGTCGGGTCACCGTCGTACCAGGCATCCACGTCGTCCGGGTGAAGAACACCCTCGGCGAAGCGGTCGAGATCACCGGAGTTCAGGGCGCGCAGGGTCGAGGCGCGCCAGCGCTGCGAGGGCAGCGCACGGACCGGGTATCCGGCCAGCTCCACCGTCACGTAGTCGGCGGAGACGTCGGTCTCCTGCCCGGCCGTCGGACGGTCGGCGGCGGAGGGGGAGGCGGTGGTGGAGGTCATGGGGGCGGGGCGTCCTTAGGGGGTTGTGCCGGGCGTGCGGAGGAGAAGATCGGCAGGGGTGGGGCGGGCGGGGGTCAGCTCTTCGGGGTCGAAGTCGCGGGCGGGGTCACCGGTGCCTTTGTGGTGAAGAGGTGGTAGACGGTGTTGTTCGCGGCGTCCGGGTAGGCGGTCACCTTGATGTCGTAACCCGCCATGTCCTCCGACTTGTAGGTGACGTCGGACCGGTCGGTGATCTCACCGGAGGGCACGTAAAACCCCTCCATGCTGTCGCCGTCGGCGACGAGGAAGAACCACGAACGGCGATCCGGGCTGGGCGAGGCGGATTCGGCGAACTTCGACACCCCGTCGGCACCCGGGGTCAGGTCCGCCACCGGAAGGCGGAACATCAGGCTCTTGACGATCGGGGAGTTGGTTTCCCACATCGTCAGGCCGAACGTCCGCACGCTCTTCGTGATCTGGGTGCGGAACGCGGAGGTCACGCCCCATGGCGTGAATTCCTTGTGGTCCTCGTCAATGCCGTACTTCAGGCCGTCGTCGGAGATCGCGCCGAGCCCGGTCCAGGGGGAGGGAGGTGTGCCCAGAGCTGTGGGGCCGGGGGTGCCGAGCGGGGCGACCCAGCCGCCGCCGTTCGCGCCGACCATGGCCAGGTCGGCGGCGCGGGTGATCTGAAGCAAGGGGAAGGAACTCCGTTCACAGGAACCCGTCATCGGACGGGGCAGACCAAGCGGTAGGCAAGGCCATAAGGTTTGGGCGGATGCTGTGATTTCAAGGGGAGGGCGCACACCGTGATGTATGCAGAAGGTCTGTCGGGACAGGTCGCATTCGACGGCCAGTTCGTGACGATCACCCGCCGGGGATTCCGTGCCCGCGTACTCGTCGGCAAGGGAGAGAAGCGAATACCTCTGCACCAGGTGAGCGCAGTGCAGTGGAAGCCAGCGGGTCCGGTGGTCAACGGGTTCGTTCAGTTCTCCCTGGCCGGCGGCAACGAGCGCCAGTCGGCTTTCGGCACACAAACCCGTGACGCCGCCAGGGATGAGAACTCGATCGTCTTCACCCATAAGCAGCAGCCCGCATTCGACCACCTTCGGACGGCTGTCGAGGCGGCTCTTGCCGCAATGGCAGGCGGCATGCCATCAGTTGCATCGCCCGCCGCCGATGTTGTGACGCAACTCGACACACTGGCCCGGTTGCTGGCATCCGGCGCACTGACCCAGCAGGAGTTCGACCAGCAGAAGAGACGTCTGCTCAATTCCTGACCTCGGGCGGTCAGGCGGCGTGGAGACGGACAGCGTAGGTCGCACCGATCCGGATCACCCCGGGGTTCTCCCACGGGCGCCAAGACGGTGCGGACACCGTAGAGGCGGCGGTGAACACTGCCGCTGGCGTCCGGACCACGGACCCGGGCAAGGAACCCACTAGTACGGCACGGGTGCGGGTGGCCAGGGCGACGGCGTCAGCCCGGGTGGCCGCGAAAGCGTCGACGTCGACGAGGGCGTGATCGAGGCGGAACCCGTCATCGCGCCCCCCGATCCGGTGCAGGCGCACCAGCGGAACGGCGTCGGCCAGGTCGGCGGGGGTGTCGGTGCACACCCGCACACCCAGGTGCGGGGCGAGCCACGCGACCAACGCCGCTTCGGCGTCCGGCCACATCACGGGGCCCGCACGCTGGTCGCGGCCCGCAAGAGGGTGTGGTGGGCGGGGGTGCCGTCGCCGCCGTACTCCACGAACCGGGCATGCTTCGCGGTGTTGATCACGACGGCGCCGGTACGGTCGTGCCGCACGCCCATCCGGCGTCGCGCCCACGCCTCGAACGACGTCTTGTAGGCGCCGGTGTTCACAGGAGCGGTGGCCTCGGCAATCGTCTTGATCTCCTCGGCCCGCGTGAGCAGATGGGCGGCGAGCATCGAAGAGTTGAGCAGTTGGCGGACTCCGGCCCGGTTGATTTTCACCTTCGGCGGCACGACCACATGCCTCCTCTCTCTACAGGTGGAGGACCGGGGTCATCCGGTGACGCGGCGGGCGGTGATCTGCACGCCGGCGGTGGTGCCGGTGAGCGGTGAGCGGTAGAGCTCCACGGGGCCGTGGACGGTGTAGGCCAGGCCGCGGACGCGGAGGCGGTCGGTGGGGCGGACGTCGGCGGTCGGCGGGGCGTAGATCACCAGATGTACGGTGACGGTGTCCCGGTCACCCAGGATTTCCCCGCCGGGCCCTGCTCCGGCGCCGGAACTCCCCGGGGCGACCGTGCACCCGGGCACCGGGTGCTCGACCTCGGGGCCGTCCACGTCATTGCCGTAGACGTCCCGCACGGGCGGGCCGGGGCGCAGGACGGTGACCGTCTCGCCGAACATGGGGATCGGCGCGGCGGTCATTGTCCGTACCACCACGGCAGATCCCACGACGGCGGACGGGGCGGCGGTGCCCCCGCGCCCGGTGGTGTGGGGTCGACGGTGAACGCGCCGCCGCGGCCTGCCATCAGTTTCAGTGAACGGCGTTCGTCGCGGGTCATGTACAGGCCGGCCTGCGACTGCGGGCGCTGGACGCTGTACGGGCCGACCGTCTCCGCCACGATCCCTTGGGGGTTGGCGTAGGCGCGGGCGGCCACGGACAGCACGACGGCGCCGGCGCCATCGGGGAGCGGGCTGACCACAGCCCGGCACAGAGACTCGGCCTGGGCGATGATCAGCGCCGCACGCTCTTCCTGGACGTCCTGGCCGAGGAAGTCGGCGAGCTGTTGCGCCGACACCAGGGGCGCCATCCCTCACCCCCGGTTGCTCGATGCCCAGAGGACGGGGGCGGGCGGTGGTTACGCGGCCAGGGCGAACTTGTCCTGTGTCGGCGGCGTCTTCCTGGGGGCGACGGGCGGTGCGGTGTACGTCACGAACGCGGACGTGTCGCCGACCGCGAACCCGTAGTGCGCCTCGCACAGCATCAGGATCAGGTTTTCCTGGAACGCCGAGTGGATGTGGCCGTCCGCGTCGACGTAGGTGCCGACGTCGGTGGTCTTGATGGTGATGTCCATGCCGACGCCGTAGACGGCCTGGTCGAAGTCACCGGCGACGGCTCGCAGGCCGGTGTCCGTGGTGGTGGACTGGCGGTTGAGTTTGCCGCCGATGCCGCGGTTGTAGGCGATGGGGTAGCCGATCAGGCTGCCGCGGGTGACGGTGCCCTGCCCGGCCGGGTCGGGTACGAAGATCGGGCGCCCGGTGGTGTCCGTGGACAGCAGCAGTTCGGGCTTCAGGAGCGGGTCGGCCACGAACCCGGTGGTGTCGTAGCCCGATTCGGCAACGGACTTCAGGCCGGTGACCACGTCGGCGTAGAGGCCGCCTTTGGACTGCGCGGTGGTGCCGAGCGCCACCGTGTTGGGGGTAGCCGCCAGGTAGTCCGCGAAAGGGCCCTTCCCGCCGGTCATGGTCTTGCCGTGGATCGCGGCGTAGTCGAAGGCGCGGCCGAGGGCGGTGGGAAGGTCGCGCTGGAGCTGCGCGAAGAGGCCGGCCGGGTTCGTCATGGCGACCTCGGCGGAGACCGGGACCAGGACGGCGACCTTCTTGCCGCGCATCGTCCGCACGGAAAGCGAACTGGAACCGAGCGGCTTGGTGCCCGCCTCATCAACCCAGTCGGCCAGCGGAACATCACCGGATACGGGGATGGCGGTTCCGGCGGTAAGGGAGAGCGGGACGCGGCGCGCGAGCTGCATAACCGCCGAGGACTCCACGGCCTGGTCGAAAATCGGGCCGGTGATCTCCGGCGGAAGCAGTGTCGAGGGGACGCCGCGGGTCTGTATCGGGGTGACGGTGGAGATAGCGCAAGTTCCTTAGCGGTGGAGGGTGTTGTGGAGAATCCCGGTGAACAGGGCGGCGGGGTCGGCGGCGGTGTGCTGGCCGGATGAGCCCTGGGTGGGGTCGGGCTGCATCAGGCGGCGGCCGGCGGCGGGGGCGATGTCAACGAGTAGTTCGTCGGCGTCGGCCTCCAACTCCTCCCGGGTGGTGCCGACGAGGCGGGCGGCCTGCCGCTCGGTGAGGCCACGCGAGTGCGCGACCTGGGCGCGGACCAGTTCGGCGCGGGTCTGATCGGCCTGCCGCTCGGCGGCCTCCGCGCGCTCGGTGAGCCGCTGGGCCTCGGTCTTGCCCGCTTCCTGGAGCTGGTGCAGCTCGGCGGCGGCGGGCTCCAGCTCGGCGACGCGCGCGGCGTGGCCGGCCAGCTCGGCGGCGAGTCGTTCGATCTCCGCACGGGCGGCGGCGGGGTCCTCCCACGAGCGCGGTCTATCGTCCTGCGGGGCAGTGCCGTCCGGTGCGAAGGTGGGGTCGGGATGACTCATGGGGCCTCCGGGCAAGAGAAAGCCCCGCCATCACGCGCGACGGGGCTGGGGTGGGTCTGAATCGGAGAGATGGGCACAGGATCGGTCCCGCGTCACCATTGCGTCACGGCTTTTGCGTTTGCCTTCGTGAGCTCCAGGCATGTCGACATGATCCGTACTTGAGCGGGCTATCACAGTGGGTGCCCTCGGCGGCAGAACCGGCCTGGCGCATCGGGGCCCGTTCGATCAGAAGGTGGGGCCCGCTCGCACTGCCAATTCACGTGAGGGATACACGAATTGAATTGTCCGAACGGGTGTGCGGGGCGGTTTGGGTGGGCACTTCCTACGCTCCTCATCATCACCCTTATGGGAGTTACCGCTTGCAGCGGCACATCGCATATCAAAACCTCGGGAGCCACCCCCGACCATCCTGGAGGGACGGCTCTGTTAAGCAGTCCCGTGCCTGGCGGCTCGGAACCCGCTGACGTGCCAGGAGTAGTTGGCTATCTCGCCGTCGACCCGACGAGCGTCACGTATCTGCAATGGCAGGCCGACTCAACAGGGAGCCTGAAGGGCACCGAAAATTCAGCCACCGTGACGGGTGCTCCACCAGACTCGTCTGTCAAGACCGGCACCACTTCGTGCTACGGCCAGATCAGCGGCACCTCAGTGACGATCGATATCGGCCTGCACACTGATCACGGTGTCCTGTCCGGTGCCAGCCTGACGTTGAACGTCGCCCAACCTGATGGCAGCATCCGCCCGATTGCATACCGGCGAGCGACCCCGAGCGATTACAACGGGGCGCTGGCAACACTCAATTCCACGATGCAGCACACCGACGCCCGGGCCCAGAACGTGAGCGATCAAGCCAAGGCGATAAGTAAGCTGACATCCGACTACCAGGCTCTAGGGCAGCAGAAGTCCAGGTTCAAGGGTGACTTGTCCAGCCTCAACAGCGACCTTGGCACTGCCACCTACGACCTGAGCAGCGAGCACGCCGACGAAAAGAAGGCAATCACCGAGGCGCACAACGGCACCGACAACAACACCATGTGCAGCGACGCAAATAGCGTCGAGGGTGATGCCAACGGTGTTGAGGGCGACGCTAACGGACTCAGCGGAGACCTGAACTCCACGAAGGATGATCTGGCCTCGGCCCGAAGTAGCATCTCCACACTTGCGAGCGACCTACAAGCAGTCCAGCAAGGCGATCCCGGCTTCTCCGGGACTGCCGACGCTCCAGCCCCCGGCGCGGTGTCGCAGGCCATTGCCGATGCCCGTAAAGCGATCTCGCAAGCCGTCCGCACGGCCAACAGCGGTATCGACCAGATGAATGACGTTGTCGCGACGGCCCATACATACGCCGTCGACGCGGCGAACGCTGGGAACTGCAACCCGCCGAACGCGGCGGCGTCAGCGATTGATCACATCACCTAACCTCGCGCTCGCCCCCGGCGGAACTTCGCGTCAAATGTCCCGCGGAAGGCATTGAGGGCGTCACCACCGTAAGCGCCGCGCGTGGCGGTGTTGTAGAGCGTTTCCCACTCGGCGGCCTCGGGTGTCGGCTCCCACGTCTGGCCCTTGAAGACGGGTTCGGCGTGGCAGTCGCACCGGTCGTGGTACGGGTCGCCGCCGGTTGTGGTCTCGGCGGTGTGCTGGTCGGCGTAGACAGGTCCGCGGATGATCAGGACCGCGCAGAAGGAACAGCACGGTCCTTCGGTGACGCGGGCCCATCCGAGGGCGGCTGGGTCTTTGCGGGCGGCGCGTTCGATGGTCCGGCGGCCGGGAAGAGCGGCAAGGCGTTGCGCGGAGGCTGCTTCCCGGCCCCGGGCCTGCCGCCGAAGTGCCGGTTCGTCGCGGGCCTGTTGGGCGTCGGCCTCGGTCCCGCCGTCGGCGAGGGCTTTGGCGGCGGCGCGGTCGGCTGCCTTGCGGGCCTGGTTGGCCGACCAGCGGCGGGAGGCGGCGATCTGGTCCAGGGGCGGGGGCTCGGCCACGGGGACGGTGAAAGGAGTGTGGTGGCCGGCGGTGCGGCGGGCCTGGTCGTAGTAGTCCGCGGCCAGCGACGCCGACGCCGACCCGTACTTACGGACCAGGCCCGCGACGACGGCCGTCCACGCCTGTTCGGTCCCGGGTCCGGCGGGGGCCGCTTCGTACCGGCGCCACCCGGTCTCGAACTCGGCGTTCATCAGCCGGAGCAGCGCGGCTTGGCGGCGCCGGTGGACCAGGGCCAGCGCCCGCAAGGACGTCACGCCGCATCCCGGCCGACGACGTCCTCCGGGGCCGCGCCGAAGGTGGTGGCGAGGCTGTCGAGGACGTCACGGCCTGCGGTGCGGAGGCGTTCGGCGGCGATGCGTTCGCGCTGGGCGCGGTCGATACCGGCCCGCTCCAACGTCACCTCCGAGGCTGCGGGCAGCACCCCGGCGGAGACCAGTTTCGTGGTGGCGTCGGCCTGGGCGGCAACCGTCGGGGTGGAGGCGTCCCGCCACTGGACATCGACCACCGGCACCGGCCCGGTGACGCCCGTCAGCTTCAGGGCGAGCCGCATAGCGCGCGACCACGGACCGGAGAACGACCGCTGACGCCGCTCCGCCTTCTTGATCAGCCGGGCTTCCGCGCTGCGGATCGCCTCGGCGGAGGCGGGGTTGTCGGTGGTGTAGCCGAGCATGTGGGCGGGCAGCGCGGTCACGCCGGCGACGAGGCGGGCGTAGGTGTTCACGATCCGGTCGTAGACGGCCGGGTCGTAGGCGGGGAACTGCCCGACCTCGGGGGTGTTGCCGTCCTCGTCGCGCTCCAGCGCGAGGTAGCGGCCGATGTAGGTCTCCCACGCGCTCCGCTGGGCGCCGTCGGGCCCCTGGAACGAGGACTCCGAGGCGCCGAGGATGTACCGCTGTGGTGCGGCGAAAAATTCGCGGGCGACCTCTTGGCCGAGGAGTGTCCGGCACGCGGCGTCGGTGAGGGCGCGTACCTCCTCGGTGATCTCCGAGGAGCCGCGCCGGTCGGCGACCCGTTGCCGGTTTGCCAGCCGCACCACCGGCACCACGCCGAGGCTGTGGGGCTGCCGGTCGGTCACCGTCCAGCCGTTCCCCGAGCCTGCCAGGTAGATGGTCTGGTCGGGGAGGTAGAGGGTGGCGGAGCGCTGCGAACCGGCGGTGATCAGACGCAGTGCGGAACGGATCGTGCGTGTGCGGACGTCGTAGTCCACGCTCATGTGCTGCGGCGACTCGACCGACACCAGAGGGCCGCCGTACTCGTCGACGCCGACCGCCAGGTACGACCGGCCGTAGACCAGCGCGTCATGATGCGCCAACTGCGACTCGTCGGCGAGGTCGTTGGCCTGCCAGATGTAGGAGAGATCCTGTTCGGCCGCGGGGTCGTCGGGGCACCGGAGGCTGTCGACGTCAAGCCGCTCGTCCAGGGCGTCCACGACGATGCGCGGCCACCCTGTTGCGGTCCGGATGGCCTGGAGCTGGGGCGGTATGGCAATCCCGAGGTTCGCGGTGCGGGAGAGCCCGGCGTAGTAGTCATCCAGCGTCCGTAGACGCCACATGTCCTCGGTTGCCGTCCCGGACAGCAGGGACAGCGCGCCGGCTTCCGCGTCCGAGAGGGTGAGGGTGGGCAGGGCAGGGGTGGACAACGTGCGTGTTCTCCTCCATCTATCCGAGGACGATCACGCGTCCCTTGCCGCGCGCCCGGGGGCGCTTGCCGTACTTGCTGCTGTTGATGACGAGGCGGCGCAGCATCCGCGCGCCGACCATGCACACCGCCAGGTCCACCTTCCGGGGTGATTCGCGGTGTTCCTTGCCGATGGTGACGCCCCACTGGTTCACGCGCCGTCGCGCGTTGCCGACGTGTGTGCGCATGATCCGGTGGCCGTCGTGGGTGATCTGGCGTTCCAGGATGTCCACGCGGGCGCGCATCACCGCGTGGGTGAATTCCTCCTGACGGCGGCGGTCGCCCATGTCCCACTCGACCGCATGGCGGCGCGTGCCGGTGATGGTGGCGTGGACGAGGAGACGGGCGCCGTAGCGCTCGGCCCATCCATCGATGTAGTGCGCCCAGTAGCGGCCGCCGTCCTCGTCCTCACCGGTACCGGGGTCGGCGAAGAACGCCAGCACCCGGTAGGTGGCGAACACGCGGTCCACGGTGGCGTCGACGTCCTCCCGCGGAACGTTCCACACCTCCACCTGCGGCGGGCGCTGCCACACCCCCGCGGTGCTCACGTGCCCGTCGGAGACGCGGCACAGAACGAGGCCGGTGGCGTCGTGGGATTTCGAGCCGTCGAAGAACATGACGATCTCGTCCCCGTCGGAAAGGGAGAGGTCGGGGCGGGCGCAGGCATCCCATTCATAGGGCGCCATCCACGCGTCCTCGGCCGCGGTGATCTGGTTGTACCAGAACCGCCGGGAGCGGGACGCGGGGTTCCTCACGTCGAGAATGGAGGCCACGATGCGATCGATGTCCAGCCATGTCGCATCCCCGCGCACGGCCCGGATGACTGCGGGCGCCCACGCGGCGTTCAGCTTCGCGTCGGGCGGTGCTTCGAGGGAGTCGTAGAGGAGTCCGGTGTCGACGGCGCGGCCGGCCTGCGCGGCCTCCCACGCCTCCCGGGTACGCTCCGCGACGCTGTCCTCGCCCGGTTCGTAGGCGTTGGTGATCGCGAGCGTTCTCGCGCTGCCGTCGGCCGACTTGGTGGCGTTGCGCTCGATGACGGCTGCCATGGCATGGCCCGAGTTGTTGGCGAGCCAGTGATGCGGTTCGTTGATCAAGCTCCAGGATGCCCTGGAGCCCTCCAAAGCGCGCGGCGAGGAGGTAACGGCCTCGATCCGGGCACGGCCCCGGTGGGCGTAAATGACCTCCTTGCCCAGGTCGATGCCGTACTCCTCCATCGCCCGGGAAGTGAAGAGTCCCGGGAAGAGGACCATGGTGTTCCTGGTCTGCGACTGGTTGACGGCGGCCAGTTGAACCCACGGCTCAGGGTGCGGCTGCCCCAACGGCTGCCCCTCCGGAACCCCCGAGGGATGCCCAGGACCGGCGACTTGGCCGGACGGTCGGCAGGGGCCTACGAACTCAACTGCCGCGTACGTCGCGCCGAGCGGGTCTTTGCCGTGGCCCTTGAGCCGCTGGAAGACCGCATCCCGGTACAGGAACCGCCCGGTGACCGGGTCGATTGCGTAGTACCAGAGGGTGAACCGGGCCTGTTCGGGGGTGTAGCGCCAGGGGCGGTCGGTGGAGTGCTGGAGGTACTGCGCAGTCCATGACAGGACGTGCCAGCCCAACGAGAACTCCGGGAGGACGAACCGTCCGTCGGTGCCACGGCGCCAGGTCGGGCCGATGGCCACCGGTTCGATGACGTCGGGCGGTGAGTCCTCGTCGGGGGCCGGAGCGGAGGGGGGCAGGGGTCGTCACCCCCGCCCATGCGCGAGTCAGGAGCCGAGCGCTGCCCGGTAGTCCGCGATGGCGGTCACCCCCGCCGGCGTCTCCGCCTCGGCAGGGGCCCGCTCCAGTTCGATCCGCACACGGCGGCGGGCGCCCTCAGTGGTCAGCAGCTCCGTCATAGCGCTGTTGACGGCGGCGAAGAGCTGGGCGGAGAAGCGGGCACCGGCGTCGAGATTCCGGGACATGGCCTCGGCGACGTACCGGGCGGTTGCCACGTCCGAGGGCTCGTAGAACTGCGACTGACCCGACAGGGCAAGCGACGAGTACCAGTCCCGGGCGATCGGGTGCCACGTGCCCTCGGGCTCCGGCCACGGCGCGGTGCCGTCGGCGGAGGGAGCGTTCACCACGTCGGGACCGTCGGGAATGTTGCGCCGTCGGCGTTCCGAAGAACGCTTCGGCACGGGGCCGCGGGTACCCACGGGAGCCTCCCTCCTCCACTGGTCAAGGCGAGTTCGCGACCTGGAAACCCGTACAGAACCGGGAGTGCATTGCCCATCGCCCGGGGAGAGAACCGGGGAGGGGGACACCCCCCAGGGGGCCGGCCGACCAGGGCCAACCAGGACCGTTACAGAAGGTGATCAAGGCGGCCAGGGTGGGGGTCGTCAGGGCGGCGCCGGCCGGGCCGGAGGGCACGGCCGGCGGCTCCCTCGGCTGCGCTCTTCTGAGCGTGGCACGGGCCGCAGACGCCCTGTAGAGCCCGGTCGCGGTGGTCGTCGGTCATGGCCTGGATGTGGTCGACCTGCGTCGACCGGCGCACGCCACAGAGGCGGCACACCGGATCACGGGCCAAGATACGTTGCCGGATGATTACCCAGTCGCCGGGCAAGCGGGCCTGTCGGTCGCTTGTCGTCCAAGCCGTAACGATCACCTCGGCAGCATCATCTGTCACTTGGGAATAACCGCGTAAAGCACCCGACCGAGCATCAGGCCCTCATGTGGGTCATGGCTTGAAATCCTGTGCCGCGAACGGGAGTTCGATGATTAGCTAACTCCCGCTCACGCATGATCCGTGGGTGGGTAATTGCGCAGGCACATCTGCGCCCCCCGTAAACGATCAGGAGGAAGATCATGTTGCGGTCGAAGAAGGCGCTTCGAGCGTCTCTGGCGCTGGCGGTTGCCTCGATAGCGCTCGCAGTGCCGTCCCAGGCGGCCACTGGCCAAGCGGCCAACGCGCAGGGGAAGCCGGGCGCATCGGAGGAATATAACTTATCGATTTACAACCGCACCCACGACAATATTGGCACTTACCCCTGTGTGGCCCACGAGTGGAATTTCCCCAACTGGCCCATAGCCTCCATAGCCAGCAACTGTAACCGGCGTGTGTGGCTTCACAGGAACATCGACAAGTCCGACAGTCCGATGTGCGTCCCGCCTGCCGACCAGGCGTGGGTCACCGACATCCCCGAAGCCTTCCAGCACCCTGCGATCTTGGAAGTGGGCAAGGCAGCCTGGTGCTAGCGGCTTGTGCGGCTTCGTGAATCAGGCCGGAGTGTCCGCGCCCACCCGCTTCCCTCACTGGTATGCGAGTGGTGCGCGGACCTCTGAGCGCAACGTCCCGCTCCAGAGCGAGCCCGAACGAGTACACGCGTGGGAGGGCTGCAAAGTGACGGCCCGGCCCGAAGGGGCAGCTTTCATCTCTTACACGGTGCGCGTGTCCTGGCTACGCTCGCAGACATGGATGACAGGGAGATAAGGCGCGAACAGCTGGAAGGCGTGTGCGATGCCGTAAGGGCGTGGTCGCGCGTATGTGGCGAGGAGCGTCCGAAAAATGTACGGGTGGTGTACACGACGCACAAGGCTGCTACCGAACTGCTTCATCCCGGCGTGACGGCCGGTGACCATCCGTGCTACTTCGTCACGCTTGAGGGCAAGTTCGATCTACCTACGGAGTTGGATGCTCCACGGCGCACTGGCGTATGGGCCGCCTTGTACATCAATCCTGAGACCCTGCAAGTGAGTTCGTTAACCGTGCGGCCAAGTGAGTACATCCCCGATCCCTTGCCGCTGGAACGGCTGGGAATCGTCTATGCGGTCGGGGCTGACTAGCCGGTGGCCTGGCTCAGTTGCCACCCTGCGCCATTGGTACGGGCTGCCCCACCCGCGTCGGGGCACCGTCACTGGTGCCGGGGTGGTCAATCCCCCGTCGCCGCCTGCGTGGGCCGGTCGGGGGGTCCGTGCGGAGGGGTTCGAACCCTCTCTGCCAGCCGGTTCGGTCACCCCCGCCGGGGTGAGCTACTGGGGCCGGAGTGCTTGCCGCACACCACACACGGAAGCTGTTGGAGTAGGAGGGGCTGCACGATCTTGCGACCCCGTTCGGCTCACCCCCGCGAGGGCGGGGGCCGGTTACTGATGGGCGGTGCAGCCCCCGGTGGTCCCGGCCGGAGTCGAACCGGCTTGCCCGCCTGGAGGCGCGGGCGCTCACTCCGTCGTGAGCTGCGGGACCCGACGGCCGCAAAGGGCCTTCCACGGGCGGATGTTCACTCGGGTGTGCCGCGCCTGGTGAGGTAGGCGCGGACCTCGCGCAGGTCGACCAGGGCGCGGCCGGCGCGGTCGTATCCGGTCCGCTGGACGTGACCTCGGCGTATCCACTGGCGGACAGCGGCCGGGGTCACGCGGACGTAATGGGCGGCGGCGACGGTGTCGCAGATAAAGGGAGTTGGGGACACGTGCGTCTGCCTCCCGCCCAGGTACGGCGAAAGCCCCACCGGCCAGGGGGGAGGGGCCGGTGGGGCTTTCGGGTCTGTTCACCCCGGTATGCGGACATACGGGGGGTGCTGCAATCGAGTGTGACACGGTCCGGGGAAAACCCCAAAGACCCCTGCTGCTCAGACGGCCAGGGCCAGGGCTGCGCCCAGGTCCAGGGCGTCCCAGGTGGTCCGGCACCACCGGCAGGTGACGGTGGCCGCGCCCGGGGTGTAGCGCAGGACGGCGCCGCATGCCTGGGTGGCGTCGTCGGGCGAGGGCGCGGGGCAGTGCCCGATGCGCCGGGCGCGGGTGGCGGGGTCGAGGAGTCCGGTGGCATCGCTGTGCACCTCGCCGATCTCCCGCGCGAAATCATCGACGGCGGGGTGGTGTTCGACGGCCCAGGGCACGTTCGCGCGGAGGGCAGTGGCGGCCTCGGTGAGCGGGTCGGAGCGGTAGGTGGGCGCCGTCCATTGGAGGTGGTCGTGCCAGTCGGCTAGCCAGCTGTCGAGGGCGGCCGTGGCGGCGGTGATGCGGTCGAGGACGTCGAGGCGGAGGGGTGCCGGCGGCTCGGTGCTGGCGCTGACGCGGAGCCCGTAGGGTGCGCGGCCGGAACCCGGGGCCAGCAGCCCGTGAAGATCACGTATGAGGTCCGGGAGCTGGTCGAGTTGGTCGGTGATGCGCCGTTCGCAGGGGCGGCACGCGTACCGGTGCCATTCGTCGGCCCACAGGACGCGGTGGCAGACGGTGCACGCGGGGCGGTCTGTGCTGGTCATGGTGCGCTTTCGTGTCGGCGGGGCGGTGGTCAGCCTGCGGCCTGGGCTACGGCGTGTTCGGGGGTGATGTCGCCGACGCACAGGGCCTGGAGGGCGGCGGCAATCTCCCCTTGCCGACGCGGAGTGCACAGGAGCGTGTCGACAATGTGGGCTGCGGTGGCGAGCCGTTCGTAAAGGTCGTCAAGTCGGTCGTCGGTGATGGTGTCCGCGGTGTCCCGGATCATGCTGCGGAGCCTTCCGTGGACGTCGCCCGGCGGGAGGCGAGCCGACGGGAGGTGGGGCGGTAGTCCTGCTCCGCCTCGGTGCGCCCGCCCCAGATGCCCGGTTCGCGGTGGTCGCGGGCCCACGCGGCGCATTCGGTGCGCATGACGCAGCCGGAGCAGAGGTGTTTGGCCGCTTCGACGCGATAAGCGTGCTCGTCCGGCTGCTCCTGCCCGTCGGGCGGAAAGAAGAGGTCGGGGGCGGCCGTGCAGGGAAGGCGGTAGTCCTCGGTCCGCGGGACGTAGGGCGGGGGCGTGATCTGGATAGGGAGCACGTGGCTTTCCGAAGTGGTCGGCGGGCGGAAGCGGGCCCGGGGCATCGAACGGCTGCACGGCCCTGTGCGGGGCGCTTGCGGGCATCTGCCAGCCGGAAAGCCCCGGCGGGCGGGCTGTGCCGCGAGAGGGCCCGTTGTGGCCGCTGGCGGCCTGGGTGGGGCGTAGGGCGAGGTCGGCGGGTTGCGTGTGGTGGTCGAGATCGTGGTGGTGGCCATCAGCGGGGTTCCTTCGGAACGTGGCGGCCGGTGGAGGCGAGGAGCTCGGCAAGGGGGCGGCGTCGGGTGGTGGGGTCGGCGGCGCGGATGCGCTGGGCGCGGACGGCGGCGAGGTAGGCGGCGACGTCGTCGGGGTCGGCGTCGGGGATCTCCGGGGACTGGCCGGGGCCGTGGATGTGGCGGGACCGGCCGGCCCGCATCTGGCGCACCTTGGCGGTGATCTCGCCGACGGCCACGAAGGCTTTGCCGGAGTCCACGAGGGCGACGACGGCGGCGCGGGCGTCGGTGAGGCTGTAGGGGGCGAGGACGTCGTGCCACGCGTCGGGGGTGTACTCGTCGAATCGCTGCTGCGGGCAGATCGCGCGGACGTAGCGGGTCAGGGCAACGGTCTCTTCGGGGGTCACGCGATCAGCGCTTTCTGTGTGTCGTGGTCGGCGGGGTTCTCGGCGGCCGAGCGGGAGCGGGCGCGCTCCAGGGCGCGGGCGAACATGTCGTCCGTCGACCGCTGCTGGTGGTCGGCGGCGCGAACGGGCGCGGGTGCGGCGGGGGCGTCGGCGGGGATGTCGGGCAGGGCGTCCCACACCTTGATCAGGTAGCGGACGGTGCGCGGCGGGTCGCTGGGGTTCCAGGCGCGGCAAGCGGCGTCGACAAGCCGTGCCGCGGGCACCCGCTCCAGGTGCCGCCGGAGGGCGTCGCGGTCGCCGCTGTCGGTCCGCCAGCCGACAACACAGCCAGCGGCGGTGAGCATGTCGGCCAGCGTCCGGGCGAACTCAGGCACCCCCGTTCCTGTTGGCGCTGTTGTGATCGGTGCGGTGCGCTGCGGGGGGTGGAAGGGGGAAGGTTCTCTCCCGTCAGGGAGAGAACTCGGGTCGGGTCGGGTCGGGTCAACGTGCGCGCCCGCGAGGCGTGCGGCGTGACGACCGCCCCTGACCTGCGGTTCGTCCGGGAAACGCGGGGGCGAATCGCCGTCGTTCCGGGGACGTTCCGGATCCGGAACGGGGGCGGAACGGCGGCGATTCGAGGCCGGATCGGCACCGTTCCGGGCGGCCCGTGCGTCCCGCTGGCGGCCGGCGGCGCGCTCGCGGTCGGCGTCGATCCGGGCCCGGGAGGGGTTGGAGGCGAGGAAGTCGTGGACAAGGAAGTCCCCGGCATCCGGCTGAGGGCAGCGTGCGCACTCATGCCCGGGGGCGTGCAGCAGCCCGACAGCGGCCAATTTGCGTATCTGCGGCGCGGTCCCGTACTCCCGCACGACCGCACCCGGTACGACGCCGTCCGTCAGGTGCTGTCCCGCATACGAGATCACCCGCGCCAGCAGTCCGGCGGCCGCGTTGCCCGCCCTGACGATCTTCGGATGCGAGTGGAACCCGTCGTCCAGCTTCGCCCACATGATCTTTCCCTCCCCTGGTGACGATGACTGCGCCGGCCCGGTGGACCGGGCCGGCTGGTGGGCGCGCTTACGCGGCGGCCTCCGCCTCCTCCGCCTCGTCGGGGAGGCGGTAGACGGCGATGCGGTGCCCGTGCGTGTCCGGCGACGTGGACGGCACGGTCCGGCCGGTGTTGGTGATCGAGCGGGAGGCGGCGAGGCCACGCACCGCCGCGCCGAGCACCCCGTGAGGCAGGTCGGGAAGCTGGTCGCGGAAGTCGTTCGCGGAGAACTCGACCCGCACCTGGGCGTAGTCGAGGATGAGCGCCTGGACCAGGGCGAGCTGATCGGCACCGGCCGCCGAACGGATGCGCTCCAGGAGGCTGTTGGTGCGCCGCTCGGCACGAACCTGGGCCACGCGGACGGCCATCCGCGCGGCCGCACCGCCCGAGCGGCGGCCGGGCATGGTGCGGACAAGGGAGGTCATGCGGCGTCCTCTGCCTTCATGTAGGTGCGGTTGGGGATGAGCGAGCGGGTGGTGCCGTCCGGCCGCACGCTGCGCGTGGCGACCGTCCGGCCGGCCGCCGCGCAACGGCGGGCCGTACCCATGGCGGCCAGGACCGCGGCAGCGTGCGCCACTTTCCGCTCCTCCGCCCGCTGGACGTCCAGGACCGCGGCCCGGTACGACTCGGCAATCCCAGGGTCGATGTCCGCCACCACGTCCTCCACCCCGTCAGGGAGCCCCTGCACGGTGCGGTAGGTGGCCACGTGCCCGTCGAGCGGCGGCGGCTCACCGCTGGCCAGGCTCCGGAGGAACTCCGCGGCCTGGTCCCGGAGCAACGCCGCCTCCGCCCCGTCATACGCAATGACGTACTCCCGGTACTCCTGCCCGGCCACGAGGACCGCCAGCGTCGCCGAGCCAAGACCCAACGTGTCCAGCTGCCACAGCACCTGGCACCTGTAGTGCGCCGGGACCTCATCCGTCCCCGGTTCGCCAAAGCCCTCTGCACTGCGGCTGGTCTTGATCTCCAGCAGCGACACCGGCCCCCCGTCGGCGGGGGTGACGATCCGGTCCGGGGTAGCACGCTGCCACTCCCGCCCACGGTGCGCCCACGTACCCGTCGCGTGGACCACGAGGTCCGGGTGCGCCTCCGCGAACGCGTCAGCGATCACGGGTTCCAGGCGGGTACCCCACGCCATGGCCGCTGTCGGCGCGGCGGTCTCGGGCGGGGTTGTGCCTGCCTTGCGGTGCCACAGAGAGAACGGCGAGCGCCAGGGCGAGAGCCCTACGACCGCGACCGCGTCGGTGGCAGTGATGACCAGGCCCGACCGGACGTGCTCCCACTCCAGGGTGCCCGGGGTGAACACGCCCAGCAAGCGGGCGGCGGGGATCTCGGGTGCGTTCACCGGGAATCACCGCCACGGTGACGGCCGCGCCGGCGGCTGCCGGGTACACCGTCGGTGTGGACCAGCCACGCCGCCGCCGCGCCGACCACCAGCAGGAACCCCACGGCAATCCATGCGCTCATGCCGCGCACCGCTCATTGATGCGGCGTCCGGACCGGTCGCGCTTCGGCCGGGGAACCCTGTTGAGGGGGTTCAGCTCCGGGTTGGAACGGGAGTCGGCCGCTTCGCACGCGTCCAGGTACGAGTCCAGTTCGCGCAGCCGGTAGACCACGTGCCCGCCCATACGGAATGACGCGGGCCCGATGCGGCGATGCCTCCAGGTCCGGAGAGTCGGGACAGCCAGGCCCAGATATGCGGCGGCCTGCTTGGTGGACAGCACGGCAGGCGGAAGCGCGTCCCCCCGGGGCGCAGACGAATCCGATATGACGCCAGTGATCACGAGAAACCCCCTCGTTAAAGGGAACGCATGATCACGCCCCCACATCGGCAAAGTTAGCCAAGGAAGGACAACGAAACAAGCGATAAATGGCTATCGATTGACTTTGATGACCTCGGGGCGTTTCATTGCGTTTCAGCGCGTTGCACAACGAACAAGGGGGGAAGTAACTTGACCGCGAGGCAAACCAGCCAACGAACGGGCAAGGATCTTGAACGAGCTAACGCGCGACTGGAAGCGGCTCGGCGTCGCGATCCGGCGAGAGCGGGAACGTCAGGGTCTGAGCCAGGCCGAACTGGCCGAGCGCGCGGGCGTATCCGTGGGCAGCGTGAAGAACGCCGAGACCGGCCCCGCCCCGAAGCGCCGCAGACCCTACACCCTCGCCCTGATCGAAACCGCCCTGGGATGGGAATCCGGCGCTGTCGACTCCATCCTGGAAGGCCAGACCCGCCCGGCCCCTCCGGCAGTTCAGCCGGTCGTGCGCGTCGACACTGCACACGCCGGGCAAGCACTCCGGGCGCTCACGGGGGCGATGGAGTTCAGCAAGGTGTGCGAAGAGCTCGGCGCACCCCCAGCGGCCGTGGCCCAATACGAAGCAGCGGCCGAAGCCCTCCTGGCAGCCACCGTCTCGGCCCGCCAAGACCGACTGACACAGGAGCACTTCGCGGCCGTCGCCCACTCGCCCGGCGGCGACGGCGGACCCGAGTCGGACCGGGCGGTCGTGGACGAGATCGTCCGGAGCTTCGACGAGGAGCAAGCACAGGGCTAGAAGGTTACGCACCGTTTTGACTTGCGCACGGACGATCATTCCGGACAAGATCCACTGATCGTTCTGTCTGTGTTGAAACGGGGACGCATGACTTCCCATGCCTTCGACCGCATCGGCGCCACCACGCGGCAGGGACTCGTGCCGCCCCAACGCCGCCCTGCCCGTGTGCCCGCCCGTGCGGCCTACTCGCCATGGGACAGCGCCGAAGAACTCGGCCTCCACATCCGTTACGCGCCCCTGCGCGACTCCTGGGCATGGTGGGTGCCCTCCCGCCGGCTGATCGTGATCGCCGACCGACTCACCCGCGCCGAAGAACGCTGCGCACTCGCTCACGAGATCGAACACGCACGCTTCGGCGACACCGAATGCCGCCGCACCAGCGCCGCCGAACGGGTCTGGGCGCGCCGTCAGGAAGACCGCGCGGACGAGGCTGCGGCCCGCAAGCTCATCCCGGCCGTCGACCTCCAGTCGACGCTGCACTGGGCGACCACTTACGAGGAAGCGGCCCAGGAGCTGAACGTCACCGAACACATGCTCCGGGTGCGCCTCCGCATACGCAGGATGGAACTTGAATGCCTGGATACATCGAGGACCGCTGGCTGA